GTCACCAGCCGCGCCGACCGGACCGCAATCCACGAGACCCGCCGAGCTGGCGACCCGCGGACCGGCCGCACCATCCCGCGTCAGCGCCGCCGCCCCGCTGGCCGCAAACCGGCCACTGCCGCGGCCTGAACGACAGCGGGGCCGCCCCGGACGCGACCCGGAGACGACCCCTCGGCAATCCACTGCACCACAAGAACAGGAGTGAATCGCCTTGAACGCATCATCTCAGACCCGCGACCCGATGATCCGGGTCCTCCCGCTGAACGAGGCCCTGACCCTCGACGCCGCCGAAGCACGGGCCAAGGCCCAACACCGCAACGCCTTCACCGTCGACTGCCTCATCGACAGCACGAGCCTGCCGGCGCCGGTGCGGATCCCGCGTGCGGAGTCGGTGCACGTGATGGTCGCGGATGTCGACGACCTCGGTGAGTGGCTGCGCGCCCTGGGCGGTGAGATCCACGTGAGCCCGGAGTTCGAGGGTGTGGAGCTGTGGACGCTGCACGCGAACACGGAGCCGCGTGAGGACGGTTCGTCGACGACCGTGCTGGTGTCGGTGCCGGTCCCCGCGGGTGAGCTGGTCATGGACTGGATCCGCGCGGCGGTGGCGTCGTGAACACGGGGGCCGTGAATTCGGCGGCGGGTGTCATCCTCGCCGCGCTGACTCAGAACCGGACGGCGACGGGCATTGCCCTCGCGCTCGACTCCGCGCAGATGTTGATGACGCCGGAGACGGCCGCGGAGACGGAGCAGCTGCGGGCTCGGGTCGCCGAGCTGGAAGCGGCGCACGCTGACGCCGTTGACGTGAGCGAGACGCTGAGCCGAGCTCTGCACGACGAGATGCTGGCGGGCTCGGCGCTGTATGCCGCGTTGACCATGCCGACGACTGAGCAGGAGCGGCAGGCCGCCCTGGACAGGTTCACGGCTGTCGCTCAGCGGACCGGCCAGAAGCACGCTCCATCCGAGGCGGATGGGATCACACGGCAGACCGCTCCGACGCAGGCGTTGCGTGAGGTCCCGGACGGCGAGCACTACGCCGTGGTCCATCACGAGCACCGGATCCCGCACGACCTGCCGCCGATCGGTGGCGCGACGTTGCAGAGCGAGAACACCGTCAAGTGCCGGTGCGACGAGCCCGGCGCGGACCCATACGCCTGCGAGGCCGACGACTGCTCCGGCCAGTTCTCCGAGCTGAACCCCTTCGGCGGCGGCCCGGTTCAGGGGCACGACGCCAAGGTCTCCCGCACCTGCGGCTGCGGCTTCCGCACCACCGTCTGGCACGTGGACGACGGATCGGCCGAGGCCGAGCTGCACGGCCACGTGGTCCGCGTTCACGGCGGTACGTACCCGCAGCCCGAGACGGGCGGCGTCCGGTGATGTGGCTTCTCGTTCTCGCCGCTGTGTTCGCTGCCGCGTGCATCGCGGCCGCCGTGCTCACCCCGAGTGGGGGTGACGGGTCATGACGACGCTCCTCGCCGACCTGAACGCCGCGGGTGCCGTGTCCCTCGCGACCAGCCTCGCCGCTTCGGTGGCGGTCCTCTACTTCCTCCTCGTCGACGCGCTGACCGCCGTGTCGGTCGCGGACTTCGACCCGCGGCCTGTGGTGCGTCGGGCACTGGAGTCGGGCCGGTTCGACCGGCTGCTGATCGCCGTCGCGAACCTCCGCTATCTGGCGCGTTATCGGGCGCGTCACGCCAAGCCGTCCCGCCTCAACGCCCTGAAGGGAGCGGAGCGATGAACCGCATCCGCCTGTACCTGCACCGCCTGTTCCGCCGCCCCGCCCTCACCGGCCCGATGCGCCTGTACACCCGGCCCGTCCCCGACGGCGTGTTCCTCGACCTGGAGGAGTACTTCGTCCACGTCATCGAGACGATCGCCGACAACGAGGACGCCCTGGCCCTGCTGCTGGAGATCGTCGAGGACCGAAGCATCTCCCGCGAGCACGACGGGTGGGTGCCGGAGAAGCTCCTCATGGAGCACCTCGCCCTCCAGGTGGGCTTTGAGGTGCCGGTTCGTGGTGAGGCGCTGACCCGGCTGGCGAAGCGGTTGCAGGCTGCCGCGCCGAAGCCGGTTGTGGTTCCGGCGCAGCGCACTCAGGGGCGTGCCGCATGAGCGCCCGCACGAAGATCCTCGCCGAGCTTCAGCGCAACGGCTACAGCGAGATCGCCGCCCGCCGACTCCTCACCCGCGCAGACCAGGAAGGCCTCGCGCTCGGCCGCCTGCGGGACTTCACCGCGGTCTGGACGACCAGCGACGGCAGCGACATCCACGCCACCGAACTCCGCTGCGTCCTCTGCACCGGCCTCATCCAGGGCGTCGGACCGCACAACCTCCTCACCCTCAACACGGCCGCCACCAGCCACGACTGCCAGGACGGAGGGAAGGGTGCGCCCGGCTTCTTCCGGCCCGGCGTCACCTACACCGAGCCCGACGGCAGCACCGACTGGGCCTTCCGCTGCGACGCCATCACCACTCACCCCGAGGACGGGGAGCGCACGGCCCTGGGCTGGCGTCGCTTCCGCGGCGAGTGGGCGGAGTGCGCCTATGGCGAGGACGACTTCGAAATCCACCTGATCGCGGACGCGATCTCCGTCTCTCAGGGGGACCGCACGTGAGCATCACCGCGCAGGCCGGGGCCACCACAGCCCCGGCCGCCGGCCCGACCGTCCTCGGATGGTTCGAGCCCGGCACCGACGCCTGGCACGCCGCCCGCGCCAACGGCATCGGCGGCAGCGAGATCGCCGCCGTTGTCGGCCTATCCCCGTATGAGTCCCGGTTCTCCCTCTGGCACCGCAAGAAGGGCGTCATCGGCCCCGTCGAGGAATCGGAGGAAATGTACTGGGGCAAGGAGCACGAGCCCGCCATCTGCCGCCGGTTCGCCCGCGAGCACCCCGAGTGGTTCGTCCGCGGCGCCTTCACCTACGCCCACCCTGACCGGCCGTGGCAGATCGCCAACCCCGACCGGAACCTGTGGCCCACCGACAGCCACATCGACGACCGCATCCCGGCCGCCGTGCTGGAAGCCAAGACCGCCCGCGACGACACCGGTTGGGGCAAGGACGGCAGCGACGACATTCCGGTTCACTACCGGTCCCAGGCGCTCTGGTACATGGACGTCACTGGCGCCCGCCGCGCCTTCGTCGCCGTGCTGATCGCAGGGTCGGAGTACCGCGAGTACACCGTCGACTTCGACGAGGCCGAAGCCCAGTTGCTACGCGACGCCGGCGCCCGATTCATGGACGACCTCGCCCGCGGCAACCGGCCCGACATCGACGGCCACTCCGCGACCTACCAGGCGATCCGTGAGATCCCCGACGGGCTCGACCCCGTCGATGTCGAGATCGGCACCGCGCTGCGGGACCGGTTCTACGCGGCGCAGGACGCGGCTTGGGCGGCGGAGGACGAGCTGACCGCCTGCAAGGGCGAGCTGTTGGACGCGATCGGCACCGGCCAGCGCGCCGTCTGTGAACGCCAGCGCATCGCCACCCGCACCGTCCGCGACGGCTCCACCTACTCCCTCATGCCTGCACGCACCCGAAGGAACGCCCGATGACCGAGAACACCGTCTCCAACGCCGTCGCCGTCCGCGACACCGGCCCCGGCGCCATGGTCGAGCAGTACCGCGAGGAGTACGCCGCCCTCGTCCCCTCCCACGTCAACGCCGACCAGTGGGTCCGCCTCGCCGTCGGCGCCATCCGCGGCAACCGCGACCTGGAGCAGGCCGCGAAGAACGACATCGGCGTGTTCCTGCGGGAGCTGAAGACCGCCGCGCGCCTCGGCCTGGAGCCTGGCACCGAGCAGTTCTACCTCACCCCCCGGAAGTCGAAGGCCCACCGCGGCCAGAAGATCATCAAGGGGATCGTCGGCTACCAGGGGATCATCGAGCTGATCTACCGGGCCGGTGCTGTGTCCTCCGTCGTCGTCGAGACCGTCCGCACCCGCGACTCGTTCCGGTACGTCATCGGCCGCGACGAGCGCCCCGTCCACGACGTCGACTGGTTCGGCGGCGACCGCGGCGACCTCGTCGGCGTGTACGCCTACGCCGTCATGAAGGACGGCGCCACCTCCAAGGTCGTCATCCTCAACCGTGACCAGGTCATGCAGGCCAAGGCCAAGTCGGACGGCCGCAACAGCGAGTTCTCCCCGTGGAACACCAACGAGGAAGCGATGTGGCTGAAGACGGCCGCGCGTCGCCTCGCCAAGTGGGTTCCGACGTCCGCCGAGTTCATGCGTGAGCAGCTCCGGGCGCAGGCTGAGGTTGCTGCCGAGCAGCAGCCTGGCGCGTTCGCCCCGGCACTGCCGCAGCCGCAGGCCGACATCCCGGACGACGGCGACGAGGCCATGGACGACGAGGGCCCGATCGAGGGCGAGTTCGTCGACGACGAGCCCGGCACCACCGACTGGCCGACCACGGCGCAGCCCGGATCGGGGGCCCGCTCATGAGTTGGCACCTCGGCCGACTGGCCGGCTTCGACACCGAGTCCACCGGCGTGGACGTCGACACCGACCGCATCGTCACCGCCTGCATCGTCGAGGTCGGCGGCAACACACCGCCGCTCACCGCGAACTGGCTGATCAACCCCGGCGTCGACATCCCCGAAGCCGCCACCGCCGTGCACAAGATCACGACAGAGAAGGCGAAGACGGAGGGGCAGTCCGCCGAGGAGGGCATCGCCGAACTCGTCGCCGGGCTCACGCAGATCGTCCTCGCGGGGACGCCGCTCGTCATCATGAACGCCCCCTACGACCTCACGCTCCTCGATCGCGAGGCCCGTCGGTACGGAGTGCAGCCGCTCACCGAGGTTGTCGGCGACGAGCTCCTCGTCGTGGACCCCCGCGTGATCGACAAGCAGGTCGACAAGTTCCGGCGCGGGAAGCGCACGCTGACCGACCTGTGCGCCCACTACCAGGTCAAGCTTGACGGCGCGCACAGCGCTGACGCAGACGCAATCGCCGCGTGCCGGGTCGCCTGGCGGCTCGGCCAGAGGTACCCCGCGCTGACGGAGATGTCGGTGCGGGAGCTGCACAAGGCGCAGGCCGCGTGGCACGCCGAGTGGGCTGCGGACTTCCAGGCGCACCTGCGTGGCAAGGGTCAGGCGGACGCGGTGATCGACGGCTCGTGGCCGCTGCGCCCGGTCGGGGGTGCGTCGTGAACGAGTACGTGACCGCGCTGACCGCCGCCGCGACAACGGTCGCTCTCGGCGTCACGATGATCGCCCGCGCGTGGACCGTTCACCCGGCCCGGCACCGCGCCCCACGCAAGACCCAGGCCGAGACGACCCCCGCGTACACGCCTGCCGACCCGAACGCGGACACGCACGCCTTCGGTGTCGTCCGTACCGGCTTCGGCTGGTGCGAGCCCTGCGCCCAGACCACCGCCGGGGTGATCACCCGGAACGGGTTCCGGTGCGGCGAGTTCCACCGACACCCGGCAGGAGGTGCCCGGTGAGCACCACTGCTGCCGCTGTCACCGTCATCGTCTTCCTCATCGTCGTCCTGACCGCCGCGCACTGGGTGATCTGCCGCCTGCGGGCCGCTGCTTCCACACGCGACCGGCTCATCCGCGAAGCCCACCAGCGCGCCGGCCTACCGCCCGCCGCACCGGACAACCAGCCCGGCACCAACCACGCGTGGGCCGACGAGTGCGCCCTCATCTACTCGATGCCCGCCCATGGCGAGGAGCCCGGGCAGCCGCTCTCGCCGGACCCGATGGACGCCGGCCTGGACCGGCTGAGGGACGCCATCCGCAACGACCAGACCGAGGAGGGGCAGTGACCACCCTTTTCGACACCGAGGCACCGGCCGCCCCGGCGGCCGGGCCCGGCCTCATCGCACCCGCCATCACCATCACCGTCGTCGGCCTCCCCGCCCCGCAAGGTTCGAAGCGGCACGTCGGCAACGGCGTCATGATCGAGTCCAGTAAGAAGGTCAAGCCGTGGCGGCAGGACGTCAAACACGCCGCCCTCGACATCACCGAAGCCCTCGACGACTGGACCGTCCTCGACGGACCCCTCGCCGTATCGATGACGTTCACCTTCGACCGGCCCAAGGGGCATTACCGCACGGGCCGCAACGCCCACCTGCTGCGGGATGCGGCACCCACCCGGCCGGCGGGCATGCCCGACCTGTCGAAGATCGTCCGCTCTACGGAGGACGCCCTCACTGGTGTCGTGTGGAAGGACGACGCCCGCGTCGTCGAATACGCGCGGCTCGGCAAGTGGTACGCGGGCACCGCCGCAGCCGACGTGCTGGCTGTACCGGGCTGCGTCATCCGCGTCTGGCCGCTCACCGAGGCGGTGGCCCGATGAAGCGCACCGTCCTCGACCTCTACTGCTGCCAAGGCGGCGCCACCGCCGGCTACCAGACAGCCGGATACAAAGTCATCGGCGTCGACCTCGACGACCAGCCCCGCTACATCGGCGACGACTTCCACCGCGCCGACGCGATCGGATTCCTCACCGTCCACCGCGACTGGATCCGCGCCAACATCGCCTTCGTCCACGCCAGCCCGCCCTGCCAGCTCGACTCCGACTGCCAGCGCATCATGGACCGCGAACACCCCGACCTCATCGAACCCACCCGCGAAGCCCTCGACGAGCTCGGCCTGCCCTACGTCATCGAGAACGTCAGCGGCGCCGTCCCGAAGCTGAAGCAGCCCGTCGAACTGTGCGGGCTGATGTTCGAGATGTCCCGCACGTACCGGCACCGCTACTTCGAGGCCGGGGGCGGGTGGACGCTGCCGCAGCCGCACCACCCCCGGCATGAAGCACCGCAGGTGAAGATGGGCCGCGCCCCGCAGCCCGGCGAGGTCATCCAGGCCATCGGCAACTTCTCCGGCGTCGGCATCATCCGCGACGAGTGGGGTGTGCCGTGGATGAACCGCGACGGGATCCGTGAGGCGATCCCCCCGCAGTACTCGGAGTGGATCATTCGCCAGTTCGCTGCGGCGGAGGTAGCGGTCTGATGCCCGGCCGACCGAACGCCTCCCGCGCCGACATCATCGCCATGCTCCGCGACGGACACAGCAACAAACGCATCGCCGCAGACCTCCGCGTCGACCGCATCCGCGTCCGTCGCATCCGCGAAGAACTCGGCCTGCCCCAGTTCGTGCGCACCGCCGAGACCCGCAGCATCGAGGACAAGTGGCGCCTGTACGCCCGGCCCGTCGACGGCGGCCACGTCGAGTGGACCGGCGAACGCAGCACCAACAGCAACCTGCCGCTCGTCTCGTACAAGGACCGCCACCGCAGCGCCGCCGCCGTCGCGTTCCGCATTCGCACCGGCCGTGACCCGGAGGGCTACACCCTCGCCGAATGCGGGCTCAAGCACTGCGTCGCCCCCGACCACGTCGAAGACGAGCCCGGCCGGCGCCGCAGCCGCGAACAGCTCCGCTACCTGCAAGGCGGCAGCGCCCTGCCCGAGCGGTGCACGAACGGCCACGAGCAGAGCGAGCACGGCCGGGTCGCCACGGACGGCCGCTCGTACTGCGACACCTGCAAGCGCACGCGCGGCAAGAGCGAGGAGAGCGCGGCATGAGCCACTACGGCGGATCCATCCCCGACACGATCACCCACACCCGCGACTGGCAGACCAGCGCCGCCTGCAAAGGCATGGGCAAGCGCAGTGAAATCTTCTTCGCCAGCGACACCAACCGGCCCCTCATCACCGAAGCCCGCACCATCTGCGGAGCCTGCCCCGCCAGGACCGCCTGCCTCACCGCCGCCTTCCAAGAGAACGACGAGTGGGGCATGCGCGGCGGCCTCACCCGCCGCCAACGCCTGCACTACCTCCGCAAGAACGGCCACGACGTCGAGCGCGCCATCGCGGAGACCACCGGCAACGTGACCGCGATCATCCGCCGCATCTACCGCCACCACACCCAGCCAGCGGACGGCGAGGGGCACGTCCTGTGGACCGACAAGCGCACGCTCATCCCCGTCCTCGGCCAGCAGTACACCGTGCACCGGCTCGCCTGGTGGGCGCACCACGGGCGGAAGCCGGCCGGGTCGGTGACGCGGACGTGCACTGTCGAGCACTGCGTCGCGAAGACGTGCCTCGCCGATGCGGCGATGCGCGCGGGGAGGCCGGCGTGAGCGGGCCGGAGCAGGTCCGCGACTGCGGCCACTGGATCGGTGTCGAGGGCCGGCACTGCAAGGAAGCCGACGGCGTCCGCCTGTTCATCGTCGGAGATCGCTGTCCGGCTCATAGCCCGAACGCGCTGAAGGGCCTGCCCGAGGCACCACCTGGTCCGGGCGCGCCACGGGACTGGGCTGCGCCTCCCGCACACCGGACCCCGACTGCACGCGACCGACGGCCCCTCACCGCGGTGCCCAAGACCACCTGACCCAACAAGCGCCCGGCCGCAGTCGAAGTGCGGCCGGGCCCCACCAAGGAGAATACGATGACCGCCCTCAACGACCTCATCCCACACGACGAACTTCACGCGGCTCTCGACGCCGGGCTCGTCACCCGCAAGCAGCACCCGCACCTGCCACTCTCGATCTACACCTACACCCGGGCCGCCCAGTACTCCCGCGCCTGGAACACGGCCACCCTCCGCTGCCGGGGACTGATCGCCGACGACCTCACCCACGAGATCGTGGCGTGGCCGTTCCCGAAGTTCTTCAACGTCGGCGAGCACCAGCTCGGCCACGACTACGCGCCGCCCCTGCCGGAGGGCGAGCCGTTCGAGGTGTACGACAAGGTCGACGGGTCGCTGGGCATCCTCTTCCACTACGACGGCCGCTGGCACGCCGCCTCCAAGGGCAGCTTCACCAGCGAGCAGGCCATGTGGGCACAGGCATGGCTCAGCACCAGCGACACCCGCGCGCTCTGGCCCGACACGACATACCTCGCCGAGATCATCTACCCCGAGAACCGCATCGTCGTCGACTACGGCGACCGCCAAGACCTCGTCCTCCTCGCCGCGTACGACCGCGACGGCACGGAGATCCCTCTCGCTACCGCGTCCGTCGAGTGGCTGGAGATCGGCAACGTCGTCCGCACCTGGCCCGCCCTGCCGCTGCCCGAGCTGCTGAAGCTCGCCGAGGCCAACATCCGGCCCGACGGCACGCCCACCTCGGGGATCTCCACCGAGGGCTACGTCATCCGCTACGCCTCCGGGCTCCGCGCGAAGGCCAAGCTGTCCGAGTACGTCCGTCTCCACAAGGTTCTGACAGGGATCACCGAGCGGGACATCTGGCGCATGGTCGGCATGCAGCGGTACGCCGACCAGCCGCCGAAGCTCGTCGCGAAGGCCCTCGGCTGCCCCGCCGACGAGATCACCTCGCTCCAGGCGAGCGGCCACAGTCCCCTCGACGCCCTCCTCGATGCTGTGCCCGACGAGTTCGACCAGTGGGTCAAGTCGGTTGCCGCCCGGCTGGAGTTCCAGGCCCGCACCCTGGGTGCCCGCGTGGCCGACGAGTACGCCGTGATCGCCCACCTC